TCGTCGTTGGTTTCTGGCAGAAGGGGCGGCGTCGGCGCGGCGTCGGACGCGGCGCGGCGCGTCATCGGTCATCGCAGCTTCTGCCTTGATGCGCACCCACCAGAGCACCACCTAACGAACCTAACGTCTGATGGGTAGCGACACCACTTCACTTCCTGCCTAACCCTCACGCCTCACGCCTCGTCATCATCCTCCTACTTCCTGCCCTACGTATCCGCTCGACGGATACAGACGAGGACGAGCGGTGAGACTCGTCCTCGGACCTAACGGTGAACCCCTAAGCCTAGATTTGGCCGTTTTCGTCGAGGATGCCGCTGCTGTCATGCATCCCGAAGTCGGCTAGCTGCTCGGTGATCGAAGGCCACTTTTTGCTCTCGGTTGGTGTCGGTACAGGGATCACGGCGATGGAGCGGGCGATGGCGCGGTCGGTCTTACCCATGCCGAGGTTTAGCGAGACGAGTTGGTCGGTGAGGTCTCCTGCTCCGCCTTCGAATGGGTCTTCGTCTAACGCCCGAAGGATAGCGAGCTTAGCGATCATGGCTTGATTAAGCTCTTGCATGGAAGAGAGGACGGCGAGTTTGATGGTGTCTGTGTGCATAACGGTCGTGTGGTTTGGTTTAGTCTAACGGATGAGGGTGAGTGGTGATCTAACGCCTACTTGTTCAGGCGGAGGTAAAGAGCGGTGAGCATACCACGGAGAAAGATGTGGATCTCACGCTTGGTGCCTCGGTCGGAGAGCCAACGGTGGTCGTTCAACATGACGCGGACGCCTCCGTTGCTTTGGTCGAGGCTAACGTAGCTAGCGCTAGCAAGCCCAATTTCGTCGTTGATGCGAGTGACGAGCGTCTTAAGCTCGGTGATGGTGATGGATGGTGTTCTCATGATGGTGGTTTTTCTAACGGTTTAGTGGATAGTGGTGGACTAACGCCCGATGGTGAGTGGAAAGACTTACGCCTTATGGGTGAGTGCGGTACTAAGGCGCATCATGACCGCTTGAGCTAAGATGCTCTGAAGCTCGATCGACTCGTCTTCGGTCATGGGTTGGCGTTGAGCCGCGTCTAGCTCGGTGAGATCCGTCTCGGTGATCATCATGATCAAACGGTCGTCGAGTGAGTCGTACTCGTCAGAGAAGAGCAAAGCATCGGCGATGCGGGTCACATCGACATCGAGCTTGCCATTAGCGAAGACGAGCGAGGGTGACTCGACCGTGGTCATGGCGTATGAGACGTCGACCTTCGGATGAATGGGTGTGGGTGCGGACGTGAGTTCTAACGGCGGACCACTCAGCAAATCGGCGCGGCGTCCCACCTCATCGAGGCATCGGTCGATGAAGAGGGCACGAGCATCACCCTCGATGTCTAACGCTTCAAAGTGAGCCATGAGAGCTGCTGCTGCCTCGATCACGATGTGGGTGGGTGTACCCGACCGACGAGCCACGACGAGGACGAAAGCGAGCTGGGCGATGTCGGCCTCCTCTAACGGTGAGAAGCTTGGTGTTGGTCTAACGGCCACTGGCTTTGGTGGAAGACCTAACGCCTCACGGACTAGGGCGTCGTCGCTGCTGACGGCGGACGTCTCGGCGTAAGCCTCACGTCGTGGGACCCGCATGTCGTCGGGTAGAAAGCCACCAGACCACTCGGCGAAGTCGGCTTTGATGACGGCGATGGCCGCATCGCGTCTAACGTGTGCTGGTGAGTCGATGTTGACCTCGCCATCGTCGAGGTCGTGTGGTTCGTCGGCGTCGGCTGCTGCATGGACGTCGGCGTGGTCGTCGCCTTCCATGGCTGCGATCTCAGCCGAGCCATAAACCTCGGGGTCTGGTGACTCACTGGTCTGACGTGAGGTGATGCGGATCTTGCGATACCCCTCGTCTATCCAGTTTTCGCGCTCGGTCTCTAGCTCACTAACGCAGTCTGGGCGAGCAAATGAGCCATAGAGGACGACCTGCTCGTCGCAGCTGCCGTGTGTGGCGGTGATCTCGTGGTATGTGTGTGTGGTCGGTGTGGTCATGGTGTGTATGTGTGTGGTTGTGGTCTAACGGTGGCTAGAGTAGCCAGAAAGGATTTGGGACATGCGCTGCTGATACGCGAGGGTCGCGAGTCGGTCGCGTCTCTGGGTGACCAGAAAGCTAACGGCAAAGTAGAGAGGAAGGCCGAAGCCGAGGAGGAACAAGAAGAGGTCGAGTAGAGTGGTCATAGCGTCTAACGGTGGATGGTGAGTTAAGCGGATGCGAGGATGCGAGTGGCGCGGACGCGGATCTCGGCGAGAGCTGCGTCGTTGAGTGCGTTGCTGGTGTCGTCGTCGCTGTTGACTAACGCCCAAAAGTGAGCCACGTAGATCGGGGACGAGTCGCCGAGCGTCTCGGTGAGCCAGCAATCGTCGTCGAGCGTGGTGTCGCCATCGGTCACACACTCGGCGAGGGTCTCGGCGACGTCGGTCATCTCGGCGTCGGCGTGGTCGGCGAGCCAACGCTCCTCTGGTGAGCGCTCGTCGGTGGTGAGCGAGTCTAGGCGAGCGAGGGCATGAGTCCAGATCTCGATCTGCGTCGCCTTCAGCTCGTATGGCTCGGATGCCTCGACCCACTCGGCTCCTAACGCCTCGGTGGCGAGGTCGACCCAAATGCGACTGAGGGTGGCGTATGGCTCGTCGGCGTCGAGGTCGGCATCGGCCATCGAGCGGAGGTCGGTGGCCATCGAGGTCAAACGGTCGAGGGGTGAGCGTAGAGGGTGACCGAACGAGGCGACGAGGCGAGTCTGGAGGACGCGGCATCGGGCGAGCCACTCGGCTCCCTCTAGTGTGGGCCACATTACCGAGTCGGCTGCGATGTCGGCGAGGTCAGCAGCTTCTGTGACTACGCCCGCAAGCGTTACATGGAAGGTCGGCTCGTCGCATTCGGTGATGACCACGCGGCCATCGTCGGTGGCGGACGCGTGGTGGTGGTCAGGAAGGATGGCTTGGAGACGCGAGGCGAGGCACGTGGCTTGCTGGTGATCTGGGTGGCGTGTGGCTTGGTTGGTCATGGTCTGGTGGTCTCGGTGGTGATGGCGGTCGATGCAGCGTGCTCGACCTACCCCAAAGAAACACCACGCGACCCATCGCCGCAAGAGTCGAGGCGATGCGGGCGATAGGCAGTAGCGTCGCTAATATGCCCCATAAGTCCCGCTTATGGAGATGGCTTACTCAAAAAGAAAACGCGCCCGCGTGCGCACGCGTGAAAATCAGCTCCAAGGGGTGACGTCAAGATAAGAGTCGCACTCGTGAAAAACAGTAGCGCCGCTTATAGCGAACCATCGAGGCATAAGCTCGTCTAATGGTTTAGCTCGATGGGTCTTGACCCTTGACTCTGCTTCGCGAGTATGGTGTGATAGGATGGGCGCACCCTGCGCCCGCCACGACCACCATCGGTCATCTAACGCCAAAACACAAAGCCATGAAGACACCCATCCACATCACCACCACCCACCGATCCGAACGTCTAACGTTCGATGATGAGTCACTCGACGCCGAAATCACCCATGCGGCTAACGCCTTCATCGAATGCATCGAGGATAACGACTCGCTGAATAGCAAGCTCATCGAGATCATGAGCTACTGCGACTCGATCCAGAAAGCCCTAACGGGTCTGATTAGCGACGACGAGGTCAAAGCCGACGCTTTTCAATCGACCGTTTGGTCTGCGATCATGCAACGCATATCCGACGATCGTTAGCACTAACGCCAGAAGTCACAGCCATTCTTGACGGTGGCGGTCTGCTCGTGTAGGATGTGCGTATGGTCGGATTCATGCTTACCATCGGGCGTTAGTCGAGCGCTAACCATCTATCGTTAGCTCGCTACCCATCAGTCGTTAGGTCGGAGGCTTACCCTCGGACGTTAGGCTGGATTAGTGCACAACCGAGCACTAATGCACAGGTGATCATTGTGCCACCTTGTCCCACCCCTTTTTTTTCACAATTTGGAAAGAACTTCAAGAATTTCCAGCTTCGCCCCTCTTCGAATCATTCCGCGCAACTATGAAAACACGCCTCCGAACTGACAAAGACAACACCTCCTTCCTAATGTTCATGCCAGTAGGATATGATTTTCCTATTGAGTTGCCAGTGATCACGGGGGGCAGTAGGGACGTGGCCAACGCGTGGACTTGGAATGGTTCTCTTGATGCTCCGACGCTGAAGCCAAGTGTTAGGACTAAACATGGACGCAATAAACCAACGAGTCATCTCTGGTTAGGGGGAGGGATGTGCCGTTATTTGCCTGATTCTACAGATGGAAACGCTGGAAAAACCTTACCCCTCCAAAACCTTCCCAGTTGAGCATGTTTCCCTACGGAGCCAATCAAATATACCCTCTAGTTTCGGAACAAATATAGTATATAAGTTGAAACAAACACTTGACAAACCTTAATTTTTAGTCTTTCGTGTAACAAGAATACTAAACGCAAACCACCACCAAACCACTAAATATGAAACAGAAAACAATATACGCAATCACACAATGAAAAGTTTACTAAAATACGGTAGTATCAAATTAATTCTGCTCGACATGGATGGCGTAATTGCTGATTTTCATACTCACATGTTGAAACATATGAACTCTTATACTGGGAAAAATTTCACGTTGGAAGATTTGAAAAACTACCCCTGCCTTGCCAAGCTTTATGAATTTGATGATAATGATCATTTTTTCAACGAATTGTTGGTCTGCCACCCCAATTTTTGGCATGACATGCCTGCATATCCTTGGGCTACAAACCTGATTGACTGGTTACAACAACTAGCACCATTGCGTATTTGCACTTGCCCCCAGTCCCATCCTGATTCTTGGTCGGGAAAGAGACACTGGTTGAAAAAATACCCTTTTCAATGGACGGAAACGATAATGATGAAGGAAAAAGATATGTTGGCTCGTCCCGATGTCCTATTGATCGACGACCATAGTGATAACGTTGACAAATTTAAGGCAGCTGGAGGACAGGCGATTAAGGTTTCATCATACTGGAATACACCCAATTTATCATATAGCACAGTGCTAGGCGAAATCCGAGATGGTTTGATCAAAATTCACAACAAAACTAAGTCTAATAACCAACTAACAAAACACCCCACATACGAGGACGGAGATAAATAATTATGGAAACTATAATTCATTCACTTACATACTTTTATCTCGGCCTAACCTGTGGGTTTGGTTTGTTCTTCCTCATTAAACTTTATTACTCATAATCGTGTCTAATTTTTAATAATACAAACTATAAGTCCTTCTACTACTTTTTTACTATATTAAAACAAACAATTGACAAACTTCCTAACTTAGTGTTGATTAATGATTCACCCTTAAACCACCACCACAATTATTATGGCTAAAAAAGAAATCACAATCGCGCCAAACCAATACGGCACAATATCAGTTCACGAGTTTGGCATTTGGCCAAAATCCTCAGTTCTATCTGGTCAAACTAAAAAGGTGTTCCTTGCAATGTTTGATACCATGGAACTAGCGACCGAAGCTTACCCGAAGGCAACTATTGGGGAGCGTTCTGCCCACAACACATTCGACCACCTATAAAACCCAAACCCACAACACATCATGAAACATCCAATTCTTACTCACAACAACATCAAAAATTCTGTATCTCGCGTATGGACAGACGCTCAAGTCGCTAAGACTATTGCTGCTCTTGAAGAAGCTGGTTACGATAAGGTTGTTCACAACAACATCACTCGGGTGGGCATCATCGAAACAGATCAAATATTCTTTGCTTCCATGGAAGATGGCAACACTAAATGCTTGGTCCGCTACAACAAGGAAGTATTCAACGGAGAATAATTATGAAATCAAGAGAATCAATCCTTAGTAAAATTGAAAAGCTGATGAAGCTTGGCAAATCCGACAACCAACACGAGGCAGAATTGGCAATGAGTCGCGCCAACGACCTGATGGAAACTTACCAGATTTCTTTTGGTGAGCTTGACATCGAAATGATTGAAAAAGGCATCAAGTCCGTAGCCAATGAAGACTACAATGTTGATTGCAAAATGACTTATGCTTGGATTAACACGTTAGGTTGTGCAGCAGCTGAATTGTTTGATGGGTTGTGCGTCAATAAAAAAACACTCCATGGCAATCGATTTACGTTTGTTGGTTTTCCTGAGGACGTTGTATTAATGAAAGCAACTTTTGAACATTTATTTGCAGCGTGGCAGGGGTTTGTTATTAAGGACTTGAAAGAGGCAAAACAAAACGCTTCTTATAAATTCGCACCGAAAGACACAATGAAATTTAAACTTGGTCATGGTCAAGGATATGCTGCCTCCCTTAGAACTCGAATTCAGGGTTTAGTTGCTGACAGAGAAGTTAACACATCTATGGGACATGGAACTTCAATCGTCTTGTTTAAAAAGGCCGAAGTCAAAAAGAGTTGTGAATCTTGGGTTACTTATTCACGAACACAACAGAGCACTGGTTGCATGTTAGGAAAACAAATGGGGTCACGAGCTGCCAACTCTGTCGCCTTAGGTGGAACATTACCACAAACCCAAGACTTGACAAAATCTTAAAACTCTGATCTTTTAATTCTCACCACCACCACCACCACCACCCTCACATAATGTCAATTGCAAAACTAAAAGGAATTTACCAAATCGTCGGCAGTAAACATAAATACTGCATGTTTTATTGGGCCGAAATTGGCCTTATCAATCGAATTTTATCACACATTCGTTTTAAAAACAAAATTAAAGCAAAAAAATTTATCAGAGAATTGGACATTATACCAGTGGACTCTTTTCTTTTCAAAGACTAGTAACATCAATAATAACCACAAATAGACAGGATACATCATCATGAGCAAAATCATCATACTTAACAGCGACAATAACAGCGAAGACGCACTTAAGCTTTTTAAAAAGCAAATGCCCAAGGGAGCGGACTGCGTTGTTCTTATTGCGGATAAACGCCACAACTACCAAACCAAACGCAATCTCACAATGTTTGAAGGTTGTGAGGGCGAATTAATTTGTGGTAAGTCCTTGGCTACACCAGTCAAAAACAAAAAATTCGGCACTGGGATGTATGCTGGCGTTCCTAAGAAGAAATCCGACTTCGAAGAAATGGAGTGGCGTGAAGAAGGTGTTCGTTCCACAAGCACTGGATACATCACCAAAATTGATGAAATTCTCAACACTGGTGTTTCTGACATCGAGGTTGACGGACATCTTCGTTCTCAATACACTGTTGAAGAAGCAATCAAGTTAATCCTTGTTGCTTTCCCTGACAAAGACCCTACTTCTGTTCGCAAGGTTCTTCGTGCTCGTCCTCGTGGAATTGAGAAGCAGAAGACGATTGTTATTGAACACGCTCCTCGTTGGGCCAAAGCAGTTGGCACTGGAGGTAGTGGTTTCATGAATCTGATTGATGCACAATTGGAAGGCCGCAAGTTTTTCATGCTGGAAATCATTGAGGAAGTCCTTGAAAAATTCCCACTCGACCATGTTGGTGTCGTCCGCGACGAAAAGAAGCTTAACCGCTTGATTTCCAATCGCGCCCGCATCAACCGCAAGCAAGGACTTGATAGCGGAATCAAAGTGATTGTCCGCGTCAAGAAGGAAAAGCCAACAAAGAAGGTTGTTGCCAAAAAGCCTGCGAAGAAGGCTGCTAAAAAGGCTCCAGCTAAAAAGGCGACCAAGAAGGCCGCTAAAAAGACAGCTGCCAAGAAGAACACAACGAAAGCCAAGTAAACTGGGTTTCTTTATTCAAGCCCCCTTTCCACTTCGTGAGGGGGCTTTTTCTTACCCCTTAGCCCTATTCATTTAACGAACACTTGACACGCTCCACGACGCCGTTTTAATTGGCGTTTTTAATCACCACCACAGATCATGGACAATCAACTTTCTTTATCCTCAATAATAACTAACAACAAATCCAAAAATCAATTTGCAGTTTTTGATGAATTTTTTGAATCGCGAGCTTGGGCTTTCTGGTTCGAACATTTATCTTGGCTGGAAAAAATGGGGTTTAAACATTCTTACAAGAAACAATCCCCAACAATTGAAGAAATTTCTAACAAAAAACATCGTATTGTTGAATATTTGCAAAAATTCGTCTGTTCCACTCAATTTTGCAATGCACATTGGGGATTGACTAGTTCGGATGTTGAAGACAACATTTATTTATCATGGTTGTCTAGTTACAACAGTCTAATTCGAAACAACTCAATGACTGAGTTATTTCACCAACTTTTAAACAAAGAAGGGCCAAAATATTTGATGGCTAGAACTCACGGAGTTCCAGCTGAACCAAAGTTTTTTAAAAACGTGATGAATTGTTATGCTGCTGCACTACAACATCATATTGATATTGGACCTGCAATTATTAGTGCTAAAAGCCTTGGCGGTCCAGTTGGGTCACTTTCTCTTGATATGAGAAACTTTGGCCTAGATTTTGATGAATCAAGGTTTAAATGGAGCAAGTTTGGTTTAGCAATCCCAATCAACAAATGTCCTATCCAGTCAACTGACTACGTGGAAGAAATGCAAATTATTTCGTGGATGTCTGGTCTTGCTTCCATCATTCATAAAATTGCCAACGATATGAGACTCCATATCATGCTTGGTCAAGCCAAAATTATTCGTCCTGCTGGATCTGCTGGATCTAGCTCAATGGCGCATAAACATAATCCTATTATTTTTGAACGTGCTTGTTCTCGTTGCAAATCAGTGATGAATCAGGCAAATTTGATTCCCCAGTTGGCAGCGAGTAATTGGATGGAAAGATCACTTGATACGTCATGGAGTGTAAGACGGGTTTATGTTGAAGTGCCTACACAATTAGCTAACGCAATTCAAGATTTACATGATGGGATGAAACAACTTAGTTTTAACCAAGAAGACTGTATTTTAGCAATTTCCTCTTCTAATCACCAACATTTGATGAAAACCAGTTTTGATGGCGAGAGTCGGTGGGCTGAATATTCCAAACAACTAAACGACTCAGAAGAACTTTAATCTCCAACACATACACATAATATATACATAATGGAAAAAGGAACAATACATATCGTTCAAGGTGGACTCTGGGGCAGTGAGGGCAAAGGCCAAGTTACTGCACTAGTAGCTCAAGAAAAAAACCTTAGTCATGCAGTCCGCACTGGGTCAATTAACGCTGGTCATAACGTCCATATCGTTGATCAATATGGCAACATGCAGAAGATTGCATTACAGCAGATTCCAACTGCGGTAGTTCATCCAGACATTAATCTTTATATTGGTGCTGCTGCCTACATTTCAGAACCAATCCTCCGCAAGGAAATTGAATTAATCAAATTGCTCACTGGTGAAGACATTCGTCATCGACTTTATGTTGATTCTCGATGTGGTGTCGTTTCAGATGGAGACGCAGCAACTTCGAAAGCGGCTGATCGACATACTCTGATGGGAGCAACTGGTAAGGGTTGTTCCGAAGCTATTGTTACAAAAATGCGACTTCGTGGCACTTCTGAAGAACATTTGGCTATTAATAATGAAGATATAAAACATCATTGTTTGAATTTTGTTGATACTGCTCACCTATTGTATGAAGTTTTAAACAACGGTGAAGACATCATCCTTGAAGGGACGCAAGGGACGTTACTCGACTTCAATACTGGTGAGTATCCGTTTGTTACGTCGCGTGGAACTCTTCCTGCTCACTGGTTGGCAGAAGCTGGATTGCCAATGCCAAGCGCAACAAACGGGTTTAAGACTAATATTATTATTGTGCTTCGGACAATGCCAATTCGGGTAGCTGGGTTTTCGGGGTCAATGGGAAACAAAGAAGTTTCTTGGCATCAGTTTCTCCAGCGTTTGCATGAATTCTCGCCCGAAAGTGTTGACTTTGGAATGATAGATTTGCAAAATTACCAAACCGCTCGCATTAACACTCTTAAACAAGGATATCCTGATGTAATAACAAGTATTGGAATGGATGCTTGCCTTAACCCAAGAAAATTATCACCAAGTATTGCCAAAGACGACCTCTCTGTTCGGGATTTCTTGAGTAATTTTGAAATGGAAGCATTAATAACTTTTAGTTCTCATTACTCTGAATCGTTCTCACGTTTAGCCCCCTATATTGAGAAGACAACCGTTACTCTCAAACCTCGTCGATTGGCTGATATGGATTTCGATTGGCTCAAACGTGGAATTGAATTGTCAGGGTGTGACGAAATTTGGCTTGGGTTTCTAAATTACCTCGACCCAACACTCGCTGAAGAACAAGATTCAACAAAGTTGGCTTTGATGATTGCTGACATGGCTGGAAATTTTTATGACAAAGAATCAGACGACGAACTTGGCAAGTTTATTTCTGATCTTGATTCACTAGTGGGAATTGGCAAGGTTTCTCACGTTTCTACAGGACCACTACCTAAACACCATATCAAAATTATTCATGGCGCATTCTAAACCAAAAGTTCCTCACAACAAAGACCCGAAGCACATGTCTAATTTGGCCAAAAAATCAAATGCTAATCGCATTAAGCGCCACATTACGTGTGAAATTTTTGTTGATCCTAAACATGCTGGTCGTATTCCAAGTCGGACGCGTAAAACAGACGCGGGTTTTGATTTGGCTGTTGTTGAAAATACAATTATTAAAGTCGGTGAAACAAAAACGCTTTATACTGGGATTTGTGTTAAATGTCCAGAAGGGTATTTTTACAAGCTTGAACATCGATCTAGCACTAACAAGCGGGAATTGATTATGTGTGGGGCAGTTATTGATGCCACTTATTCAGGTCCGCTTTATATCAAACTTCACAATCGTGGAAACAAAGTTCAACACATCGAAGCGGGCGACCGACTCGCCCAATTGGTGTTTTATCCTCAAATTCACGTAAACTTTCTAGTTGTTGACAAATTCAAAGTAACCAAGGGTGACCGAGGTGAAAATGGGTTTGGATCAACTGGCAAATAAACATCTGTCTAACTCTTAGACAGTAAGACCACAGAAACCACAAAAACCACAAAATAATAAATATATCATGGCTCAGTTAATTGCACCCTCTATCTCAGGAGTTCGTATCGAAGATCTTGCTCCCGAAGAAGATTTTATCGCAACATGCCTTGGCGTTTACGACCTCTTCGGGGTCGAACGTCAAGCATTCCAATCTGTCGAAATGGAAACCAAAGACGTTACTCGTTTCGTCTTCGGTGTTTATGACGAAGAAGGCAACATGTATCTCGTTCAAACATTTGAGTTCACAATCTCAGGTGCTTCAGGCTCCAATCTCGTGAAATTCCTCCGTCAATGGCTGGGTAAGGCTCCAGAAATGGGCTGGGATTATTGCGAAATGATTGGAGAAGGAGCTTCTATCTCGGTTGAGAACAAAAGCGCCAAACAATCAGGGAAGGTTTACTCAACTATATCTTCGATTTCTCCTGTTCATAAAAAGCTGCAAGAGGATGTCTGGCCGACCGAACACTTCCAAGAACTTCTTGCTGAGTGTGAAGGCGAAAATGGTGGTGGTTCTACTGCTGCTGCGTCTTCCACATCTGAAGAAGTCGAAGCTGAAGAGGAGGTCGAGGCAGAAAAGCCTAAACCAAAGCCACGTCCTGTAAAGAAAGCTGCTAAAAAGGCAGTGAAGAAGCCAATTAAGAAAGCTGCTGCTCCTGCCAACGAAGTCTTGGACGAAGACGTCCCGTTTTAATCGTTAGTTTGGCATAGGCTAACGAAATTGGGGTGAGGTAGTTTATTCCCATTCTACCATTAATCTGAAGCAATACAGTTAATAACCTATACTCAGGTGAAACTTACGCTCCCCAATTGAATTTAGATCCTCTTCCTCCTTAATGGGAGGGGAGCTTTTTCTTTCAAGTTTTAACATTTTATTATCAAGATCATGGCAGTTTTAAAAGAAAGCAAATACGACGAGGAAGACAAATCACATTGGTATTGTTATATAACAGGCGATGCAGTGCATGAAGTCCCCTACGCTGATAAGAAGAGAAGAGAAGCAGGGGAAACTCGGCCAACTACTCTGCGTGACGCCCGCAAGCTTAGACTTTGCAGATCCACCACTAATTTTTTAGGTCAATTACGTAAACCACAACTTGAAAAGTGGATTATTGGCCAAGTAATCAAAGCAGCAGAGGCAAATCCTCGGAATCCGAACGAAGACGATTGGATGTATCAAAAACGAGTTACTCAAGCGAGTCGCACAATTGTTGAAGCTGCGTCATCTTATGGGACTTTTGTTCACAATTTAATCGCTGTAGTGTTAGAATCAGGGGGTTTTAATACTAAACCTTGGTTAGACGAATACGCGCCCGAAATTCATTCCTCCGCTGCCCCTATTTTGACTTGGCTAAAATCCAACAAAATTAACATCCGTAAGATCGAAAAAACTTACATTAACCAATTGCAAGGATACGGAGGGACGACTGACCTCATTTTTGACTCGGACGATATACGAGGAGTTTTTGATTTCAAGAGCAGACGCACAATACCTGACCAGCCTTTACAAGCCCGCGACGGCCAAGCGATGCAGCTCGCTTCATATGGTTCCTGCCACTACTGGGGAGGACGTCTCCCGACGAACATGGATCAAGTTCGAATCCTATCAACAGGAAAATGGGCAATATGGGGGGCTAACCTTTACTTTTCAACTACCGAATTAGGCCGATTTGACATTGTGTGGTATCCTCCAAGTGTAATGGCTGCAGAGGGCATGGCTTATTATCATCTTTTGGAAATGCAAAAATTTCAAGATAAATGGGACCCTTGCGACCCTGATCGGTATAAGTTTATTGGCAAATCATCCTCGGTTAACGTTATTAAGTCTAATATGCCAGTAACTGATTTAGCTGCATCGCTCCGAGACTCTATGGAGGAAAAACTTAAAGGGTCTAAAGCTAAAGTTAAACCTATTAAAATCCTAACTCCTTCCGAACTAATCGAGCTTGGAAATAAAGCTAAAACTAAAGGAAAGAAGCCTAAACCCTCACCAATTAAGAAGACGACGACTAAAAAGGTTGTTACCTTACCTAAAACTTGGAAACCAGCAAAGAAGGCTGTCAAGAAATCTACGACTAAGAAGGTTCCGACTAAGAAGGTTGAGAAGAAAGAAAACCTTCTCTCACCAATGGAGAAAAGAATCGCTGCTAACCTCGCCAAAAAGAAAATTAAAAACTCATGATTAACGAAATTAAATCCAAAACCGAGACTTATGTAATTGCGCTAGACTTAGCAACTACTTATGGATATTCAGTATTTAAAATTTCTCCTCCTTATGGAAAAATTGAACGAGTTATTTCGGGCAGAATTCGCCTTGATGCTCCACCAAAAAAGTCTCATTTGAAAGACAAACGTATGGAACTTTGCCGACGTTGCCAAAACCTTGAAGCTCATCTTGAGGAAATCATTTTTGAAGTTCCTATAGATTTTCAAATTGTTTTGGTTAAGGAAATGGGAGTTGCTGGAATGAAAGTAGGAGGTTGGACAAAAACGGTTCAAGCTGCCTTTGATCAATCTTTCTTCATGACAGGGTTTTTGAACTTGGATAACTTATCTATTGCTGAATATTCGCCCGCGTCAATCAAAAAATGGGCAACTGGTAATGGGCAACTGGCGAAGAACAAACCCGCAATGATTGAAGCTGCAAACCAAATGTGCAACAATCATAGTGTTTTGGACGACAATGAAGCCGACGCCGTATGCCTAGGCCACTTAGTTGCAAGTTTCATTTCGTGTTGTATGATGCTTGGTTATAATTTTGAAACTGGTGATGACGAGAAATTTGCTAAGGTATTCACCAAATTCCGCAAACTCTACACATACGATGACCCTTATGTTCATGGTGCATCTGATGAACTGATAAATCCAACTCAACTGAAGTTGTTATGATCCGTCAAGACGTCAGGAAAAATCTACTTCTCTTCCCCATCAACGAGGTTGCTGATAACATCACATCAGACACCGAATGGCGACGAGTAGATGCACCAGTCAAATTCACCACCAAAATCAAGTATGATGTGGTGGGTGTTGATTTTGAAACGGTGTTTGATAAAGATTTGTCACTTCGGAAGATGTCTAATTGGGATTATGTTAGTAGTCCAGCATTTGAGTCTTACCTAGTGTCGCTAGTCTGGTATTGTCATGAAGATGGAAGTTTTTGGGTTTGGACAGGGAGACCAGAGGCCGCACCTTGGGGAGACATCATTGATAAAGTGTTTGTTAGTCACAATGCCAGTTTTGACGAGTTGGTCATGAGGAGGTTGTATAAAGATAAAATTGTATCACATCCTGTTCCTGATAAATGGGTTTGTTCGATAGATTTGGCTCGGTGGTTTCAAATGAAAGGTTCTCTTGATTATGTTGCTAAACAATTGTTAGGAATGGAGATGGATAAATCTGTTTTGAAAAGAATGGCTGGGGGAACAGCAACTGAAGAAGAATCTAAGAATTACGTTTATCTCGATTCAATGGCGACTTGCTTAATTTGGATTTGTTATTATAGAGAATGGCCAGTCCAAGAAGTTTTCATTTCTATCCGCCAGCGCCGTGCTAATTACCGAGGGTTTGGATATGATATTGAGTTAAGTGCAAGTGGCAGAAAACAAATGGTTGGCCTTATGTTGAAGAACCTAAAAGAGATTCCATGGGGAGGGGTTAAACCTCCTACCAGTAAAAAAGAATTCAATATACACGTTTCAAAAGGTGGTATTCTTCCTCCCATTTCGGTTTCAATTGATGATCCTGAAACTAAAAATTGGATGAGAATGCACCCAAAATATACTCCTGTTTTAAATGCTATGAATGAATATTCTAAAGCGCAACAGGTGCACCAGACTTTAACCTCGTTAGAACCAAAAGTTCGATCTGATGGAACTATTCCGTTTGAAATGCGGTATTGCAAAGCCCCCCATACTGCTCGATTCCAGTCGGCTAAAGGGGTCCGCATGCAAAACTTGGATTCTAGGTCTTTCTATGATTTCAATTTAAGACATACTTATTTGCCAAGAAAAGGTAAAGTGTTTATAACTTATGACCTCGGCCAAATTGAACCACGAGTATTGGCGTGGGCAGCAGGTGATACAAAGTTTTTAAGTGAATGCGCACGAGGAATCTCCCCCTACGAAGTGCATGCTAACTCTTATATGGGATATGTGTTTGATTCTGCAGTGAAATTGAAGAAGAAAAATCCTCAACTTTACGCGTTAGCTAAGGCAAGGACTTTGGCGTTAGGGTATCAAGCTTGGGCACCTCGGTTCTGTGAAATGGCGGAACAAATGGCAGGACTTAGACTAGATCCTGATCATAAAGTAGTTCAAATGAATAATGGAGACTTTATTACGTTTGACAGAGCTAAAACATTTTTAACCCCTAAAGAACTGGGTGAAGTTTACGTATTTCCTTCTGGCGTCGAATCCTGCCTTGACTATCGTAGGAAAAATACTCTAGTCACTGATTTCTGGGAAGAACAAGAAACTGCAATTGCAGCTTGTGTTGGTGAAAACTACTTCGTCCCCCTTCCTGCTGGAGGTAATATTCGTTATTATAACGTTACTGAAGAAGGTGGCCACAATGGTAAACCTACAATGATGGCTTGGGTGGTTAAAGGATCTCAGAATCCTAAAGAATATAAAGATTTTTATGGGGGTAAGCTGACTGAGAATTACGTCCAGCGTGTTAGCCGTGACGTATTGGTTGACCGAATACGCGACATTTTAGTTGAAATACCTCACATTGACCTTAGCTGGACGGTTCATGATGAAGTCTTGTTTGAATGTGACGAGGATGTTGCGGAAGAAACGGACAAATTAGTTAGACAAATTTTTACTACTAGCCCGAAATGGGCACCCGATCTGCCTCTTGATGCTGATGGCGGAATTCAACTTCACTACGACAAATAACAACATGACCCCAAACAAAGAAGGTTCGGCGTGTGATAAATGTGGGTATCAATGGCCATTTTAATTTAACTTATGTCTTGGAACTATCACCCTTAGTAAAACCTGTTTTGGAGAAAACACCCTGCAATTCTTGGGGGTAGTGCAGCGAGACGCCAATTTTAATTCAACTACTTTTATTAACAACAACTATGACACCAACAAAATTTAAATTTACAACCGCCATTGCGTTCCTTTCTCAGTCTGATATAATAGACCGTCTCAGTTTAAAAGAAAAAGCTGAAATTATCAATATTGTTTCTACTCGCAAAATCACTCGCAAACACAGAGTTTACATCAGCCGTCTAGCCAAAAAATATGAAAATTCTAAATAAAATCAAGACTTTTTATAAACAATTCATTGAAATTTTGTTTCTTTATTATAATGGTTGGTGTGCAAGTGAAAGCTTTGATTATATTGATCATAAAATCATTTGGAAGAAAGCTTTTATTGAACCAACTAAAATCAAACGTCAGACGATTTATAAAAACAAAAAAGCTTCATACCGTACAGTATGGTATTATTTGCCTAGGTCGTCAGCAGTAACTTTTGAAATCAAGCAACAAGATAACCCTAGAGTTAAAAACGCCTACTAGTATGGCCGCTCAACTCCTATTTAATCGAAAACAACCTGTCGCTAGGTATCGATATTTTTATCGTTGCACCTATTGTCCCAAGGAATTCGAAACTTTGACCGAACTCACAAATATGAAACATGTGCAATACCCAGATGGTTGCCATACTAAAAGTTTAAAACTTCTTAAGAAAGTTAAGTTACTATGAAGTTAACTGACGCGTTTAACAATTGGTTGTCTGAAGACTCCAGCACCTGCGATTCTCTCCACCGAGACTTATTTACTGCTGCCAACTATTTAATTGAAGAGGGACGACCAGACGAAGAAATTTTTGATTTTATGCGTCAGGCTTGCAATCGAGTAGGAGAAAGAAACGTATCAGATCGGGAAATTAAATCTTGTGTCAAATGCGCCCGCTCTTACAAGAAAGGAACTCAAGTGCTGGAGACTTGGCCAAAACCAGACCCTGTATTCCAAAACTCAGTAATTAACTATTACTCGGACGTTAATTTGCTAGAAATAGCTAGGTTGGAACAGGCCACCACTATTCAGGACTCAGCTCATTACATCAAAGAATTATATGACGAAGACGAGTTGGTTTGCCTCGGTCTGGAAATGAATCGTCCTGTTACGGTTTCTAGAAAAGAAGCAATTGAGTATGTAAGTGAGTTTGCCATTCCTTATATTGTGCCGTCTCCAATGTCGGAAGTGTCAGGGTTGACCGAACAAGGAGATAAATCACCTAGAACTAAGGCCAATACAGGGGACCGACGATATTTAGTTATTGAATTTGATTATGCTGAAATGGAGCAACAACTAGCCTATCACCTTTGGTTAGATTCCGTTATCCCTTGCATGTTCATTGTATATTCTGGTGGTAAGTCTTTCCATGGATGGTATAATGTAGAAAATTTAAGCGAAGCAGAATCGAAGGCATTTTTCACAAGTGCAGTTAAACTGGGAGCAGATAGAGTAACTTGGTCAAAGTGCCAATTATGCCGCTTGCCATCTGGAAACAATATTAAGTATAAAAAACAACAAACAGTAATAGGGAGAACTTTTTTCGATGCCACGGAATGACTTTAGAAACGGAATCAAGGAATTAAGGGCTAACCACCCAGTTCCAACACCTATAGAAACGACGCCACGGAAGATACCCAAGAAAGGTTTTGAGTCTGAGGAGGTGCCAGTGTCCCTACCCCCTATCCTCTCGGCCAAGGAGATATCAAACGCTAAAAGGAAGACACCAGCTCTTCTTGTCAAAAACCTCCTCCACCGTGGATGTAAGATGTCAATATCTGGAGGATCAAAGTCTTTTAAATCTTGGGCTATGATTGACCTCGGCCTGAGTATCGCTACTGGGAAACCTTGGTGGGGGTTAGAATGCAAAAAGGGACGCGTTCTATATATTAATTTTGAGCTTATGGGAAGTTTCATGCGGGAGCGTATTGATGCTGTGTGTGAGGCAAAAAATATGGGGCTACCCGAAGATTTTCTTATTTGGAATCTTCGGAGTCAATGTTATTCACTCCCTGCATTGACTGCTGCCCTGCTCGAAAGAAAAGATCAACTGGGCGATTTAGATCTTATTATCATTGATCCAATCTATAAAGCTCTCGGTGATCTAGATGAAAATTCTAACTCCGACATCAATCAGTTGATGAAACAAATTGAAGATTTAGGCGAGGTATTTGATTCAACTACAGTCTTTGGGAGTCACTTTGCCAAGGGTAATTCCGCACAAAAATCTTCCAAAGATCGTGCTGCTGGTGCTGGTGTTTTTAGCAGAGACCCTGATGTGCTAATTTCATTAAATGCACATGAGGATGATGATCATTATGTTATTGAATCGGATTTGCGTTATTTACCCCGTATTCCTCCGTTTGTGATGAAATGGGAGTTCCCTATTATGGTTCCTGCTGAAGGTAAAGACCCTAGGCGATTAAAGGGACTACTACCAGTTAAAAACGATAAGAAGGCCAGTCCCGAAAATGACGCGTTTAACTCGGACCAAGTGTTTGATTGTCTGCCGTTAGAAGGATGCAACGATGCCTATTGGAGAAAACTAGTTATTGATGCATTGGGGTCTGCTGGTGCTGCATACTACCGTTGCAAACAACAATTGCTAGATGCTAAACGGATCGAACTAAGGGGCCATAAATTTTACCCTACCCGACTTAGTGCGGGTTAACCAACGTCCCAATCATCATGGTGCAGGTCAGGAAACCCTTGACTAATTCCATTTATATACCAGTTTGGAAAATCGGAAGTAATTCCAACTATCACACTATCTTGAAACCCAGATTGTTCAACATAAAATTCGTTGTGGTAATCAGTCCAAGTAGTTTCGTGTTGAAGGCGCGTATTTAAAGTATCCTGCCACCCAAAACCTGTCGTTTGTGACCAACTATTCCAACTACTCCAACCCCCTCCAGATTTAGATTTAGTTCTTCGTCTCCGCCATAAAGTAGCATTAGTTCCAAAGACTTGAACTCCAACATAATCAGTTGAATACCCTAGATCATATTTCCAAATATAAGGTGGTGGGGCTTTATCAGGCATAATAAACTGGTTTGAATCAACATACCCAGCTTTGGTTCCATAAGCTCTTTCATTTGAAGGTGTCCAGTTTGATGGTATATTATGTGCCCAGAAAAATTCCCCATTGTCCGCATCACTGTTAAGAATACTCCAAGAACTACCCCCATTGATAGAATAATAAAGAATTACATTGTTAAAACCAGATATGCCATAAAATATTTGAACATGGTTATTGCCTGAGTTACTGGCTGCGTTGTTGAAACCCCAACGTTGAACTGGAGTTGGCACCAAATCTGTAGGAGCTTCATAAGTATATTCGTAGGTAACGACTTCTGAAGTTAATGACCCTGAGTTTTGAAAACTTTTCAGTTTCAAAACTGTAGAGGACGTCCCAATTGCAACAGTTCCACCATTTACAACTGACGAAGCACTTTCTGTTGGTTCAGAACCATTGGTTGTATATCTAACCGTAACTCCCGATTCATTATGAGAAACAGTGACGTTGAAACCAATATTAAAGGTTTGTGATGCTGGGGTTCCTGTTGGTGATGCTAGTCTAGCTAATGTCCATGCAAGAATTGAATCAGAAGGTGACTCAGGAACAGTGAGTTCTGTTTCTTCAGTTGATTCGTCCCAATCATAATCAGAACTAGCAACTTCCAATAATTCAAAATTGAGAGTTGGGGCAACATCAAGCACTAGGATAACAGACCTAACTTGATACACATATGATCCAAGGTCTGATTTTTCAGTGTTAAGTGAAATAACATCTCCAGACCGAATATTTAACAAAGTTAGTTTGGCGTCAAATTCAATAATTCTTACTGCCCGACTCCGAGTAACTGCAATTTTAGCAATTCTTTGAGCTGTGGCAGCACTAGTAACTAAAGGTTGAGCTAAATCAATCCATTTGGCTTCACCATCTATAGTTAGCCCAGATGCTAACTGATAAGGAGGATAATCCTCTTCCTGCCAATTTAAATCTGGAGTGCGGTAAATACCTTTAGCCCCATTAAAACTATCGCGGAGATTTTTGTTGTTAAGCTTCAATGACGTCACAAAATCATCGTCCGAAGCAACCAAGCTAGTGAGCGCATAATTACCTGCATAAACAGCAAATACCCCACCCATATAACTAATGTTACCTGACATCGAGGTTAACATTTTTCTTAAATTAACGCCTAGAGTGTCAGCTGTATCAATCCAACCATTAATGGTATAACGTTTTTCATCAGCAAGAGTTTTTCTAGCTACTAGGAAATCACAGTCATTTGCTGCCACAGATAACTGTGAATCATCAACATCAACCGCATTAGTTGAAAACCCATATTCGTCATTAATTAAAAAATCTCTAATGGCAAGAGCTGGATTGCTATTAAAAACAGTATTTGTGGTTCTTGGATCATAAGTTTTCTTACCTTGGATTTTGGCCGACACCGAAGGGGCACTATTACCAAATAAATCTTCTGAATATAAAATTCTAAGATAAATATAAGTTATACCTCTTAGTCTGTAAGTTGAATCCCAAAAAGACGATCCAAGTTCAGTTTCAATTTCTGATATATAAGCTTGAGTATCCAATCCTAGTTTTGAATAATAATCAACCACTCCCACAAATTCACCCGCTACAACACCAGAATCTAAAATTGGTCTGTCGTCTAAATAAACTTGATCAAAGGCTTCACACTCATGACCTGCAAACGCTACTACTAAATTAAGATACCGAGATCCAGAACCGCTAGTGTGAATCATTACAACAGATCCTTCAACCTTGGTCGTTCCATAGATAGTTTTCTTAGAAAAGGGCTGGTCAGGCGTTTCGCCACGAGATAGGAAAAGAGATGCTTGAGCTGACCCCGCATACTCTAGGCCGTTGTCACCAGCAAAGAGCTGGAGTTGGGATTGGTGAGTGTATCGTGAAGATTTTGGTTTTTGTAACTCAACTAATTTAGATTCAGCACTGACAGTATGAGTATTATTGATTGTATTTTCAGACCCACTTATTTGAGATATGTTACCCGAAAAAATTTGGTAAGTTTTATTGGCAACTAAACCTCCTACTGAGTCTAAAAACCCTATATAAATTTTGCAAATTTTCCCTCGATATTTTTCAGGATCAGTGATATCGATTGAATATTCGTAATTGGCGGATAACTCAATGCTGATGTTGTCAGCCACTAGATTAATTGATTCTTTGATATTTGGCCAAGACAAAACTATACCTTCGCCCTTCCAAGTCTGAGAATCGTAACTTAAATCTCCTAACCCTGACCAAGCATAAAGGTCATAACTATCGAGGCCGAGATGCATCAAAAACACTGGACGAAGAGTATCAGACGCAATCTCTGCCTGAATTTCAGAAGTTAGGTTTCTTGGCATTATAAAACTTCTCTTGCTCCAATATTAATGTTGTAATGTTTAGCTAACGACATGTCCCACTTGAAAGATTCAAAAATTCTAAATCTTCCCTTAGGGGTAGTATATTCAACAGTGGATGTTGTTTCAACAATTTCAGCACGAGGCTTAGGCCAAACTTCAATAGTGGCTTCTCCTGCTACCGCCGTATCTCCTGTAGTAATCCTATAAAGACCATTTTCAATCTGAATCCAATCGCCCGCTGTGAAAGTTCCAGTCATTCCAGTTAAGTCGAGGTAATAATCGCTAATGGCGTCAACAACAATCGTGCCAGAAACCACAGCGATAGGAGAATCATCAGGAGGAGTCAAGTTAAAAAAACCTTCACGACCATTTAATCGAAGCATGAACGCTGCCCACTCTGCTGATTGTGTTTTACTTAAAGGTGGTAGTTCAAAAGAAACTTCCCAAAACTGAGCTGGGTGAACGTAAACTTGTTCTTTTCCACTAAAAATTGAAGTGGAAACAGCAACTACAGATTTTGCTTCCATCGAAAATTCTCTGAATGATGGAGCAGCAGGAAGGTTTATTGGGAAAACTGGCATGTTAAGCGGTTCTCAAGTTATGTTCGGTTACTGCTTCGATAGCAACTTTGGCGATCATTTGTTTCATGTTTTTAAGAGCCGACACAGTTTCCATATCAGTCCCAGCTGCAAAATTCATGGTGATGTTTGACCCTACACCCATTTTATTATTTGGAATAATAGTGCCAGAAGAATTTGGGACAAATAATTCGGGTCCAACCTCCCCAACAATGTAAGGTGTGTTGCCCATAACTGGTCCTCCAAGTGCTTTACCACTAATTTTGCTTCCAATCCATTCTCCAGTGCTTTTAAGAGGATTTAAATTTCCAACAGCGCTTGCAACTTTTTGAAAAAAAGCCCAAAGGCTTCTTAGTTTAGAAAACAATCGGTCTATTGTCGAAATCATTGAAGTTCTAATAAAACTCCACACGTATCGAAAAGCACTAACTAATCCATTACGAAGTCCCCTTGTGACATCCGCTAAAGCGTCAGTCATGTCGTCCCACAAATGAATCATCCAAACAAGAACGTCACCCAACTTTTCCCCTAACGCCCAAGCGGCGTCCCAAACCAACAGAAGAATCCCCATTGCTGTTAATACAACTCCCAACACTGGACCAAGGAAGGAAATCGCAGCTCCGATAGCAACAAACCCTGTAATTGCTACAGAAACCGCAGCAGCCATTAATCCTATTGCCAAAATAATAGGTCCAATCGCTGCTACTATTAACGCAATTATAACAGTAGTAGTTTGAGTGCTTTCATCTAACTCCCTAAATTTATTAACCCACGCAGTGATCTTAGTAGTGATTGCTTTAATTTGTGGACCAAAGTTGTCTTTTAACGCAATCATTGCCCCTTCAACTGCTGACTTTAACTTAAAAAACCCTCCAGTAAGGCCGCTATCCATAATTGCTTGCATCATTTTAGCTGAACCTCCAGCCAAGTCAAGCACATCCGCCAACGCACTAATAGCATCAGTATTTTGAGATAAAATTGTAGAAACGTTAGCGCCACGTTTGCCAAAGAAATCAAAGGCCGTAGTCAGAGGATCTGTAGATTCTCGAATATCGGTCAATACTTGATTTAAATCTAACCCTTCTTTAGAAACGTCAAGAAGAATATTTCTAAAAGCTGTTCCTGCTGTGGAAGCTTCAACATTTCTATCAACTAGTATGCCAAGGATGGCAGCGGTTTCCTCAATACTTACGCCATAAGTAAAAGCAGTTGCTCCTGAAGACGACATAGCAACTTTAAATTTCTCAAGCGTTAAAGCCGAAGAACCAAAAGATTTAGCCATTACGTCTGTAATCCTCCCCATTTGGTTAGCCTCCATACCAAACGCTCGCAAAGTGCCAGCCGCAACATCTGCTGAATCTACTAAGTCTTCATCAGTTGCTTGGGCAAGAGCAAGAATAGATTCAGTTGAATCAATAATTTGATCAGGTTTAAATCCCTTTTTAGAAAGAACAAGTTGTAATCCTGCCACTTGAGAAGCCGTAAATCTTGTTGTCGAACCCAAACGTTTTGCGTCTGCCTCTAATTTGTCAAACTCTGACCCAGTAGCACCCGAAATTGCTTTAACCTTCAACATTTGTTGTTCAAAATTAGCAAATGTTTTGATAGTAACAGCTCCCATCCCTAAAACAGGAGCTGTTAACCTAGTTGTCAAAGTCTTACCCATACGCTGAGCAGCTTTCCCAAACTTATCAAGTTTTTGAGTTGCCTTCAGTATATTTTTTTCAAAACCATCAATGCGAGCGATGATATCGACGTAAGTTGTGCCTAATGAAACAGCCATTATTTACAGAGGTGTTTTACCGCGTCGAGCATCTCTTCTGGAGACATCCGACGAGTAGATTTTTGTGGTTTATCGTATTTCGGCATGAAATCTTTGGGTTGATATTTCTTGTCGGTTTTTGACTGGCGACGTAGGTTTGCCATATGCGCCATCATGCGAGCTTGTCTCCAATCTTGCTTTTTCTCCGATAGAGCCAGCATTTCCATATATACGGTGACTTCGGAGGGGAGCAGAGACTCTGCTTCCCTCCTTGTCAACCCGCAATCGATCTGGAGAAGAACTACCCATTTTAACCACTGGCTTTGGTTTTTCCCGACGGAGTTTTCCCCATATCTTTCATTCCGCTGTTTTCCATTGCAGACTCAAAAACTTCAGCAACTACGCCGAAGTTTGGCAACAAGTCAATCAAATCCTCGACGTTTTCGTCCTTAGTTTTGATAGCTTGGCAAATCAAGTCACACATTACAATAATTGGTGTTTCCTTGACATTAGTGAGTTTACCACCGTTTTTCTCAAATCTATAGAGAACTCCAGTAGTAATGTTAACTTCACGAGGTGTTGTTTCGCCCCCAAGTTTGATTGTAGTTTTTGTTTTGCCCATTATGGTATTATATTTTGTGGTGGTGATGGTTTATACTACTATGCTACGTCAGCAAGAGTAGGTTTACCAGAGATTTTGATAGTAATGCTTGCTTCTTGTTTACCATCGAGAGGTGCTTCTGGCTCAAATGCAGTTACAATACCATTGATGGAAAAAATTGCAACAGTGCCGAATTGACATTTCATTTGAACAGGAGCGTCATCAGTTTCAAGGCTTTCAAGGAGCTTGATGTGGTTTTTTCCATCAGCTGCCAACAAATCAACTGAAACCGACGCGGAGATTTCACCTGCGTCACGCAACCCAGCAAGATATTCCTTGAATTCATCTGCCGACTGCATGTGCGTAGTGTCAATAGTTTCCTTAGAATAACTGGGACCACCGATAGTAAGTAACTCGCCAATTTCGACAAACGCCGAACCAGAGAGGATTGAGAGGATTGAGCCGAAGCCTTTTTTAGCCATAATATTTAGTATTGATTTTTATGTTAGAGAGACTTCATAATTGAACATGAAATCAAGAGAGGGTGAAAATGTATCCGCCTGATGGGTGAAACTGTCTTCGTCCGATAATAGTTGACCAACCCATAATTCAGTTGACCCAAAAGTTCCAGTTTGTCCATGAATTAAAGCAACTAAACGATTCCGAATATCTTCAACGTTGGTGTAATTTTTTGAATAAATGTCAAATTGGATTCTAGCTTCTCGGTCATTAGATGCTCCCTTCATGTGAATCCCTATAGTTCCTGAAACTTTAAGAAACACAACATAAGGAAAAGAAGCAGTTTGGTCAGCCTTAACAGGATAGATTCTATCTCCTACTATTGCGGTTAATCCAGCGTCTCCATTAAGAACTGCAAAAATCGAGCTTAATAATGTATCATTCATGATAGTTTAGCTACGAAAGTTCTCCCTTTTTTAACAAATTCTGAAAATTGTTCGCCTCTAGTGTTATCTGTAGCTGGACGTAGAAAAGGAGTTGCTTTCTGGCTAATAGTTCCTTTTTCAAGAAGGTGAGAATATCGCCTAGGATCAACATTTTTACCTCGGTATTGAACGTTAAATCCTCGTCTTGGCCCAACACCAGCCCAAACAGCCCGATTTCTGAAAGTTTTAACCTTGACCCCAATTGATCTACGCAAAGCACCAGTTCTAATTAGTCCTTGTTGGTCAATTTTCCGACGAGCTTCAACCGTAATAGGCTTTGCTGCTGCTCGAACCGCTGGTCGCAATACTTGCTTCACCATTTTAATTGGCATACGCTTAAGGTTTGCCTTGAGTTCTTCAAGACCTGTTACCCTTACTTGTATGCTAAAATCGCTCATTGGTTATCTGTGCTTCTAAATCGTAATATTATGTCTAGGTATTCACATTGTCTTATCTCTTGGAGATCAACTATTTCATAAACTAAACCTTTATACAAGACCCGATAGGTCGCCGTGTCAAGCACATCTCCCACTTCTTCATATCTTACACGAAAAGTAAGCAATTTAACATTGACAACTTGATTTGGTATATTTTCACGAAAACGGTTTTCATCACCAGATTGTTTCATCAACCTAGCTGGCAAATCTGTAAAAATCGTAACCCAAGCATTTACAACACCTCCAAATCCGTCACGCGTTGACGAACGTTTTTGGATAGTTATAAATTTGTTTAATAACCCAGAGTTCATTATCTATACCGTTTGAAAGACTTAATTAGAGTATTGAATGACATTGGCACTGCAATAGGAACTGCACCTACTACCACTGGTGTGTTATTTTCATACCAGTGATTAACTAAAAACTTAATTGTTCTTCGAATATTGGCTTTCACACTAGACGCAGAATCACCATATCCAGACTTAACAGTTATGAAAATCCGCTCATATTCGCTTGACAAATCAGAAGGCCATGAGGGATCAGATTTTTTATACAATTTTGGTTGGTATTCATCGTCCTCCAAATGATAAACACTGGGGTCAACTAACTGTAAATTCCCATCTGAATCCAGATATTTGATCGACACTACGCATTGAACTGGAGTGACTGGAAGAATTTCACGACGACTAGGGAAATGATCGGAGTTGATTTCAACAGTTCTAGTAATTGTATGTAAACCACAAACATCTTCAACATGAGTTTGTGCAGCCGCAATCAAGGACAACAATTTTGTATCAGCATATGATCCTTTAATCCTTAGATCAGATTTACACTCACTGAGACTAACGCAATTTACTGTTGGTTCTACTGTAACTTTGTATCTCATAAAATTGTTGTCCTTGGGACTGGGTTAACTAGTTAGAACTATTAGCGTTTTCAGCTGACAGGGATGTGATGTAAGGAGAATCAATTTTTTGTAAAATGATATTCACCTCATTAATAACGTTTGCAGACTTATGAGCAGCACGGAGCAAATTAACAATTCCATTTTCGATATTTTCACCAACTTCTTGATCTGGAATTAATTTAGCACTAGACCTTATATCATTGATTGCTTGAAATGTAGCTTCAACAATAAGGCCAGAATTTTGCAACAAATCTTCGGATTTTGACAATTTGCGTTTGGTATTATAACGACTCCATCCAACTAGCAAATTAGTGAATAACAATCCTGCTGCTGCCCCCCAAGGTCCGCCAACTGTAGCAATTAAACCCCCTCCAATTTGGGCAATGCCTTCAATATTGTTCACTTCGACTTGATAAGTAACTGGAGTTGGGTTTAAATCTTCAACCGCTTGAACCTCTTCTTCTGAGGATCGATTAAACCGAGCAATGAGGTCTTGTTCATCAACTGGAGTGCCAGATTCAACGACGATACCAGAAAGAGGTTCTCCGATCTCGTAGGTAGTAATCGCCCTAGGTGCGCCCCCAGATGTTGGGAGCACCATGTCCTGTGAGAAGACGACCCCAGAACGCTGTTCGGTCGTCTTAAGACAGGCCGTTGAAGCGAAAAGAGATATTGCAAGAATGAATCCGAGTGTAATATATTTTGTTTTGTTCATAATAATGGTGGTGTTAGCCTTTATCTTTATTTATACGATGGTTATTGTCCAGAATTGGACAAATTCTGTCTTGCCTAAACAACTCCTGCCACCTCTCTTCTCTTTTGTCATGTTTACTTACGATGTGGCGGATAGTTTCCTCATGAGCTTGATTCCGCTTCTCCATCTTGTCAAGCATCATAGGAAAAAACTTCATGAGAATTAGTGCAATGATTCCTGTCAAGCCGACTGGTGCCCAAGACGGAACGTTTGTCCCGAACTGAGCTAGAAGCGCAACGCCTGCTGAAAGAGTGCTTATAATGTATGGGATTGTGTTGGTCATGCTATATTCTAATCAATTGTTACAGTCCCATCCTCGTTGTGAGTGGTAGTAGGCATATCGGCGAGCTTGGCTTGGATACGCGCCCAGTCGTCATCGAGACGAGCAGGGAGCACTGCGGCCATCAGGCTGACAGTGGCATTAGATAGATCGAACGCCTCAACTGCATCAGTGCCAAGTTCAGCAAGAACTTCGGCTGGCGTAGCGCGAGGGTTGTTCCAAATAATGTCGAAGCCTTGTTCCCATGACTGGATGATTGTTTGGCCGAGCTGTGCTGTGCTGCGTT